ATAGTACGTAATCCGAACATTCGTATTATGTGGGTAGGTGGTAACGAAGACATAGCTAAGAACGCAGTATCAGCCGTGCTAGACCACTTAGACAGCAATGTAACATTGATAGAAGACTTTTGTGGTCCTGGTGCAGGATTTAAACCTGACACACGTAGTGGTAAGAATTGGTCACAAAATCAATTTACTGTTGCTACTAGAACTGTTACTGGTATTAAGTCACCAACTATGGTTGCCGTAGGTAAAGGTGGCAAGATATTATCTCGTGACTGTGACTTAATAATTGCAGACGACATTGAAGACCACAGTACAACAATACAACCTAGTAACAGAGAACATACTAGAAGTTGGTGGACTACTACCCTATCTTCACGTAAAGAAGAACATACAGCTATTGTTGTTATTGGTTCAAGACAGCATCCTGACGACTTATATCATCACTTGTTAGGTAATGACCAATACGAAAACATTGTAGAGACAGCACACGATTTAGAATGCACTGAAGCAGAAGACGATATAGAACTACACAATGATTGTATGTTATGGGGAAATAAACGTACATACAAATGGTTGAAGTCACGTATGGCAGCAGCAGAGACAACAGGTGGCCGTAACGTGTTTGACATGGTGTATCTAAACCAAGCATACAGTGTTGGTATGACAATATTTAATTTAGAAGATATAGAAAATTGTTACAGGTCTAACTTAACTATTGGACACATACCACATCAGAATTTACATTTAGTAGCAGGCCTTGACCCTGCATCTAGTGGACATCAAGCTGCATTTCTATGGGGCTATGACATTGTTAAAAAAGAATATTACATGATTGACAATGACAATAGAAAAGGTGGTGGTACTAAGGCTGCATACGAAGTTATTAAAGATTGGTTTGAAAAATATAGATTACGTGAATGGGTTATAGAAGAAAATGGTTTTCAGACTGCAATTAGACAAGATGAGAAGATAAAGCGACTTGCCTTAGAATGTGGTATTGTATTAACAGGAACAAAGACTGGATTAAATAAACATGACCCTATGTTTGGAGTTGGTGCGATGAGTGAATTGTTCGAGGAGGGTCGTATACATTTACCAGTTGGCGATGGTATAAGTAGAGATAAAACAGGTGCTTACAAATCACAGTTAGTTTATTTTGATGGCAAACCACAAAATAAAAGAACTAAGCACAAAACTGACTTAGTTATGGCATCGTGGTTTCCTATGAAAGTTTTTAGAAGAATGACTAAAGAGAGGTCAGCAATGATAGGGTTAGATTACGTACCTAGTTTTGGAGACTGGGATATAAGCGATTGGAACGAAGCACCTTGGCAATAATGAAAAAAAACGTTAAGACAATTATTGATAATGTCAATGCTTTAATGGACAACAACCAAGACCAACAGGTAATGCGTTATCGCATTCGTTCTATTATGGATGGTGGCGTAGAAGGCATGAGGTCACTACTTGGTGCAAACATGGATAACATGGACATCGATACATTACCTGCACCAAACCTATTAGTTTCAGGATTAGACAGACTAGCACAAAAAATATCAGGAGTTCCTGACATTCGTGTTGATAGAGTAAATGACAAAGACAGTGAACGTGCTAGAAAACGTGCAGAGAAAATCGAACGTATTGTTGCTTCTTATGATGAAAAACAAAAACTTAAAAATCAATTAGGACAAATATCTAGGTGGCTACCTGGTTATGGTTATTGTTCTTGGGTTATTAAAACAATTAAAGATGTAGATGGCAATTACTTTCCTTATGCAGAACTTAGAGACCCATACAACACATATCCTGGACACTTAGGTGCTAATCAACAACCTGATGAGATTGCATACGTAAGAAGAATACCTCTTTATAAGCTAACACAGATTTATCCTGAACATGCTCGTGCGTTACGTGATAATGAAGCTAAAGGTAAACAAGAACCAAATGGTGAAGGGTTTTACAATGCTCGTTTAGATAACGCTCACGAAGAATGGGAAAACGATAATGGTAAAGGTGTCATAGTTGTAGAGTATTACGACGCAAGTGGTATGTACGTTGTAGTACCACACAAACGATTGATGCTAGATTTTGTAGAAAACCCATTAAAGTCAGGACCACAATTTGTATTTGCTAAAAGATTTTCATTTAATGAACTTAAAGGTCAGTATGACCATGTACTAGGACTTATGGGACAAATGGCAAAGATAAACATTTTATCTACTATTGCTATGGAAGATGCAGTCTTTACAGAAACAAACATATCAGGTGAGTTAGAGAGTGGTCAGTATCGTAAAGGACGACATGCTATTAACTATTTAGCACCAGGTACACAAGTTTCTAAACCAGTCAATAACTTACCGTATCAGTTATTTAATCAAGTAGATAGATTAGAAAGACAGTTGAGATTAGTTGCAGGTTATCCTGTTACTGATGATGCTCAATCCCCTAACAGTTTTGTTACTGGTAGAGGCTTAGATGAGCTTAATGCATCAATGTCTTTGATGATAGGGGAGTACAGAAACATTTTACAAGATGCTTTACAGTCATTAGATGCTAAAAGATTAGAGATGGACGAACTGTTGTTTGATAAGTCCAAAGCATTAGTTGGTTATCGTAAAGGTTCTGCATTTGCAGAAACCTATAAACCTTCTGTTGATATTGCAAAGAACTATAGAACTAGAAGAGTATATGGTGTCATGGCAGGCTTTGATGAACCACAAAAGATTGTTACAGGTTTACAGTTACTACAAGCAAACATTATAGATAAAGAGACTTTACAAAATAATATGGACGGACTGGACAACATACCAGTTATTAATGAACGTATTAGAAAAGAAAAAGCAGAAAACTTATTGTTTGAAACATTATTAGCTAGAGCTAATCAAGGTGATGCACAGGCAACTATGGCAGTTGTAGAAATATATAAAAACCCTGATGATATGCAAACAATTTTAAATAAGTATTTTACTCCTGAAGAACCACAGATGTCACCTGAAGAAATGGCATTAATGGGACAACAGCAAATGCCTGACTTATCACAAGGTGGGTTAGCAGCATTAGCATTAGGACAAGGTGGATAATGGAATTTAATGATGACTTTTTTGAAATCATATCTAATTCTTTAAATGGTGTTGGTGGATTTGATAGAAATGCTTTCTCACAAACACCATATCAAATGTGGCAAGTAGTAGTACCAATGCCAGGAATGATGATTTTGATAGATAGAGATATATTAAGACAATACTTAGAAGAAGGTGATAACTATGGCGAAGAAACGTTCTAGGCGAGGTGGAGATAGACAACCTGCTAATCCTGCACCAGTAAGTGGTCCAGGTGCATTATCTCAAAGAACAGATGGTGGACCAGGTAGTGCAACACAGCCTATACGTAGAATACCTGGCGTAGATTATGGAGAAGGTAAACAGTTAGTAGAACAACAACAAGCTGCACCACTTCCTGCAGAACCTACTACTCCTTCACAACCAGTTGCTACACCACAACCTGCATTAAATAGAAATGTATTTAGACCTACAGATGTTCCTGGCGAAGACCCAAGAACAGCAGGTATTAATCCTGCAGAAGCAGCACCTGACAATACGCTACTAGCACTTAAAGCTATGTTGCATGTTTCAGGTTACAATCCAGTAATTAGCCAGTTAATACATAATTATCAACAAAGAGGTTTATAGTGGCATTTCATGGTTGGTTTAACGACGATGAGTTAGCAAACGAAAACGAAAAAAAAGAAGCTGCTCGTAAACAGTTTGACCAAATACTTGCATTTTTAGATTACGAAACAGCACAAAATGCAGTAGAGATGTCAACTGTTTGTCCCAACCTACCTGCTGATGTTGTAGAAGCAGCAGCTTTGTCAGGCCTAACTGTTTATGACCCTGCGTTTGAAGATATTACTGACATGGTTACTGAAGAACAACAAAAGCAGTGGGAACGTGATTGGAACAAAGTACATGAAGAAAGTGGTTTTGATGAACCTATTATGGGTTTGTCAGAATTACTAATTAAAAAACCTGGTTATGTTGTTGATTTAATGTTAGAAGCAGGCGTTGAAGAATTGACAATGCTATATAGAGCAGCAGGTTACGCTGCTGTAAATGCAATACAAAGTAATAGATTGCGTAAAGGATATATAAAAGAAGGAGATTTATTTGCAGGCATACAAATATCAGAACAAGATTTAGTAAACTACGACCCTGTTAATGCATGGAAAAAAGAAGGATTTAAAGGTTTACTACAAGAATATTCTGAATTGTTTTCTACTGCTAAAAACCAAGCAGGTACAACTATATGGAGAGAAACACTTGCTACATTACGTGAAGGTAAACCATTAAACATAGACCCTGATAGAAAATTTATATTTCAAGGATTAAAACCTGAAGACGACGAACGATACAGAACATTATTAAAATTAGGTTATGAAGAGAATGAAGCAAAAAACGTTTATTACAAATATGCAGGAGTACCACTTAGAGCCGAAGGTTGGAATGACCATGAGAGAACTTCTTTATTTAGGCCTAATCAAATTATGTACAGGCCAACAGGAGGCAGAAAACTTACATTAGGTTTTGACCCTAATAACTATTTACACTTGCAACAACAAAGAATGCAAAACAGCCCTGACATGTTTGCACCTATCGATGGCAATAAAATGTCAAGATTTTTTCAAATGGTGTTTCGTGGTGCTAAAAATTTAGGTAGGTCACAAGTAGATTTTGTTAAATCGTTAAATCCTGGTATTACAGAGTTAGATGAAATACAACCAACAATACATTTTAGTAATGGTCGTATTACTGCATCAGAGATAGTACCACCAGGTACACCTGAATTTACAGCATTGTCAGGTGGTTTAGATGCTGTTACTACATTTAAACTAGACCCAACAGCTAAAGGACTTAAAGGGTTATCTAATTTAAGAAAATCGTTACGTACAATACATCCTGATGTTGTACAAGAAGGTATTGGTGTAAGAAGATTTAGAGATACAGTATTTAAACCTAAGTTAAATGACATTATTGAAAGACCTGATAGTTACAAATTATATGAAGCTACAGCAGTAGAACCTAATATTGGTGTGTATCAAAGATTATTTCCACAATTACCATTTGAAAGTCAAGCATCACTTGCTGCTACAGAAGATGCATTACAAGCTAAACAAGTATGGTCAAAGATATGGGGTAGTGGATATTTAAACGAAACACCTGTAAAAGGTGCAGATATTAGAAATGCAGTATCTCGTGCTATAGGTAATAAGTCATTATCTTTAAGACAAAGTGAAAATGTTGTACAAAGGGGTCTAGGACAAGTAATAAGGCCTTTAGGAAACCCTAATGCTGCATATAGGCCACTTCGTTCTAAATTAGCAAAAGGCCTTAGAGATGACCTTATACTGCCTGCTAGAAACAAAATGAGGTTTATGACAGCTAAACCTATGCTTGCACCTGCAGAAATAGCAAATCCATTAGATGAGTTACTTAGCTTTAGTGGCACAGTAAGGTCTGCTATGCCTACTTATATGCAAAGAATTATGAGTATTAAACCTGATGATGGTTTATCTGTAACAAATTTTGATGAAGCAGCTATGTCTATTAGAAATCACTATGACAGCATGGGTGCAGATATAGAACGTGCAGAACCTTATTTAAGAAGATTATTAGAACTAGAACCAGGAGATTTAGGTGGTGTTACTAGATTAGCTATAGATATTGGTAACGATACACAAGTATTTCTTAAAGGTCAGGGAGTAGCAGATGATATAGCATTTGAAGCATCAAGAATATTTGAAACAAGTTCACAGATACGTGCATACGGTAAAGACAGTTTATTTAGAGATTTACCTTTTGTAGGTATGCGTGAAGTTGAAGAGATACCTTATACATTATTAAATGGTGAAAAAATAATGGTAACTGTACCTTCTGCTAGTGGTTTAGTAGAAATGGCTAGTTTAAAAGCACCATTGCCACAATGGTCAGGAATTACTAAAGCATTGTCGAAAGTCTCATACGTTATGGATGGACAAGAAGGTAGGCAAGGTGTTCGTGGTTTAATGGATTATTACAAAGGTAATGCTAAAGCATTAAAAGATATGGGTTTTGGAGATTATGTAATATCAGGTACATACAAAGGTATTATTCCTAAAGGTATGTCACAAGGTCCTGTATCTTTACTTGCACAGTTTTATATGGGTGGAATATTTAAACCTTTAGTATTAATGCGTGCTGCTTGGTTTACAAGAGTGTTTTTAGAAGAACAAGCACGTATGGCTGTATCAGGCCTAGATACTATGTTTGTACATCCATTTAGATATATAACATGGATTAACTCACACAATAGTGAAGTACGTAATGCTATTAAGAATGGCGATGTAAAAGGACTTGAAAAGTTTAGATTACGTTTTACTAGAGATAGCGACCTTAAAGACGTATTAGATTGGCAAGGTGCAATGAATGGTAACTTAGCTACTGAAGTAAACACAGGCCGTAAATCTGTTGCAGGGTTTAGAGGAGTAAATAGTAAGTTTGTAACAAAAGACTGGGTAGATGTAAAACCAGGAGAAGCAGGCCATACAGCTAATTTACAACACGAACTTATACAAATATTCGATGACCCTGTAGGTAGATATGTTGCTAAAAACCATTTAACTACACAAACTAGAGATTGGTTTAAATATTCTGATGAAGGTAAAAAAATTAGAGAACGATTAGTACGTAATGGTGGAGATAGATTTGAAGATTTAATGACAGACGAAAAAGCTATGGATGCTTATTTAGATTATTGGGAAGCACGTATTCGTTCAAAAACAGGTGGTTTTGATAGTTATACATACACACCTGGTGATGCATTCAGTTATAAATTTATAGAAGATACATCAGATGTTAATTTAAGAAACTTTGCAGGTACAGGTAAAGCTATTCTAGGCAAAGGTGAAATAAGTGCTGCTAAAATTTCTAGGGCAGCATTGTCTAAAAACAATAAAACACTTGGTGCATATTTAGAAGGCATGGGAGATTTACGAAATCGTATAGGTGTAGTTAAAGCACCTAGAGATGTTTCAGTAAATTTAACATCAGGACAAAAAGCTATAGGTATGTTAGATGCTGTAGTAGATGTAGCATTTGAGTATTTGATGACAAAACCTAATACATATCTATCTCGTTCAGTTGCATGGAAACAAAACAACTGGGCTAAAATGGAAGACCTTATGCCACGTCTAAATCAACAAGGCAGACTTAGAGCATTAAAAGAAGCTAGAGATGCAGATATACCTAATGCTATGTATAAAAGATTGCAAGGTGCATCTAAGAAAACTGTTGAAGGTGTTGAACTAAATTATGATGAAGCAGAAGCTATAGCTAGAGCATACGCATTACACTCAACTAAATTACTTTTATACGATGCAGCTAAAAAACACAATATATCTGCAATAACTGCAAACATATTCCCATTCCCTGAAGTGTATATAGAGTTAGCTACTACATGGGGTAAGTTATTTGCAAACAACCCTGCATCACTTGCAAGAGGAAACATGATAGTAAGAGGTGCTGAAAGTTCAGGAGATGACGGATTTTTCTTTCCTGACCCTAATGGCAGTGGAGAAGAAATGTTTGCATATCCAGGTAAAAACTTTTTAACACAATCAGTATTTGGTCCAGGTTCTAGGGTACAGATACAACCTGCAGGTTATGTTGCAGGTATAAACATGTTAGCTAGCAATATATTTCCTGGTATGGCCCCACTTTATGGTTTTGCAGCTAACAAATTATTACCTAAAAACGGTATAGGAGATGAAGCTAGAAAATTATTATTTGGAGATTTTCCTGCACCTGATACATTAGTACCACGTCCTGCATGGGCAAGTAAATTAATAACTGCTTTTAGTGACAGTCCTAAAGCACAAGAAGCTAGAGCATCTACTACAAACACAATATATAACTATGCTGCTGCAACAGGGTATAGAGAATACTTTAGAAGGCCTGACGGAAGCATTGATGAAGTAGCTATGATGGAGTGGGCAAACGATAGTGCTGCGTTTATATATGCAATTCGTGGTATATCACAATTCTTTGCACCTACTGGATTTACACCTAGATATTATATTGAAGATAAAGATGGTCAATGGTGGGCAAGTCAAATACTAGCTAACGAGTTTTATAAGATTAGAGAAGAGACAGGTGGAGATACCATTGCAGCTTACAATGAGTTCTTTGGCAAGTATGGTATAGAACATCCTTATCTAACTGCATCTACAACAATATCACCTGAAGGCCGTAGGTTTTACACAGAAGAAGGTAAAGCATGGGAAAGAGAATACGGCGATTTAATGAAAGAGTTAAATATAACAGGATGGTATTTGCAACCTGAAAGTCCATTTGATGAAAGAGAATGGCAATTTGTATTTGAAGATATAAAGAGTGGAAAGTTAGAAGGTTTATCAAAAGAACAAAACGTTAGAAAAGTAAATGACACTTTAGGTTGGATACGATATACAAACTTTACACAACAATTAGAACGTTCAGGCGTTAAAGGCAACCAGTTAAGAATAGCTAAAGCATTATACAGACAGCATTTACGTGAGGAATTGCCAGGTTATTTAGAAAATTATGGTGTTGCAGAAGCACCTACAGCAAAAGAAAAGTTATTTCAAATACAAACTAAATGGGCTAAAACTCCTGGTGTTAAAGATACAGAAGTTGGAAAAGCTGTATTAGAATATTTAGAATGGTGGAATATTATTAACGAGTATTCTACTGATTTAGGATTTAGTGAAGAATGGTGGCACACATCCACAGACGATAGGGCTGTAGTAATGAGACAAATGGCAATAGGTGCAGGTAAAGAGTTTATAAAAGCTGTACCTGATTTTGAATATGTATTTAGAGATGTGTTTCAAGGAGTGTTAAGAGACGATATACTAGAAGAAATAGGAGTTAGTGAATAATGTCACATACAAGAGGTCACATAGATGGTGTTAATGATGAAGCATACGGTGTAACATATAGTCCTCCTGCATCTAATTCTTCTTCACCTGGTTCTAATAATTCTTCTTCACCTGGTTCTAACACCATTTTAGACCCTGCAGCACTAGAAGCAATTGCACAAGGGTTTGCGTATGCAAGTGGTTTGGGCCAAGAAAGTAATATGAAGCCTGTAGGCGTTGCAGGTAGAACATACATCGACCCTATAACAGGACAGCCAGGATTTGCACAAGGTTTATTTTACGAAGGTATGCAAAGCGAGTTGTTATTTGGCACAACATCTCCTGAAATATTAGGGTATGACGATTTATTAATTGAAATGCGTGACGCTGCTGTTAGTGGTGGATTTCTTAAAAAATCAGATTTACCACCTATAGGCGAAACAAATGATAAGTTTAATGCTTTTATAGACCAAGTATTTGGTAGAGCTAATGAGAATACACCTACTAAACCTGAACAAGAACAAATAAAAACACAATCAGGGTTATCAGACCCAAGAGCGCAACAGTTATTTTTATATAGAAAACTATTATCAGATGCTACAGCAGATATACTAGACAAACCACCAACAATAGAGGTCACACCTTACATAGCACCTGACCCTGTATCAATGAAACAATCAGTTAAAGCATACATGCGTCAAAGATTAGGTAGAGAAGCTAGTGAGAATGAGATGCGTAATTTAGCTGCATTATTAGCTAATGAATACAAAATACAGTATCAAAATCAAATACAAAATGAGATAGCTAACACTCAATTAATTCCTATAAACAATGTAAGCAATGTAGATATAGATGAAGCTATGACACAGTATGACCCACAAGCTAATTTTGTTGAACAGTTTGAAAACATGTATGAAAACGATATTAACTTTGTAGAAAGAAAAGCAGCAGAACGTGCTAGTTTTGCACAGTTTAGAAAATCTATATCTGCAGGTGAAGATTTTATGTCAGGTTAAATGTAGATATGCAAAAACCTGATTTAAAACCAAGTCCTTTATTAGACCCTAAGTTACTAAGAACATTACCTATAGCTACAAGAATGTATGTTATTGGTAATTTTGTTCGTGATTTATTGCAATACACACAAAGCAAAGAAATAGAATTATTTAAAGGTAACACTCTTGTTAACAATCAACCAACTCCTGCAGCAAAAACAGTTAATGTAATTACTAAACCAAATAGTCCAAGAAGTTCTTTACCTAATGAAGTCGGTGGTAAACTAGCTTCAGCATTTTCTACACAACCTACTCCTATGTTACAAAGTTTACAAACTTACGTTACTAACGATGTAAACCCAATTAATTCTTTTTTTAACATGATTGCAGACCAAAATGATTTACGTGAACCTGTTGAAAATTTTCCTAACAACAACATTGTACAAAAAGTTGAGGAAGTATTAAACATTGCTGCGTCACAATTTGGAATAAATGTTGTTGATATCTTTAGAGAAGATGTAGCAACATTAAGTGATGCTATAAAACTATTTCAAGATTTTGTTAAATCAGAAGATGGAATTATGTTTAATCCTGCAATTTTAAGTAGCAAATTTCCTGAAGAAACTAAAAACTTCAAAGCTATTAAAAGTAAATTATTCAAATATCAGAAAGATGCATTAAATACTTTGTATAGAGGTGTTGAAGCGTTAGAAAATTTAATGATACCAATACTCAATATGGAAGAAGGCCATAGTATAAACGACCAACGTTACAATATTAATAGCAAAAAACCTATTGCAGAAGGTACACCTATTGGTTCAATAATAGATGCAGGTGATGTTGTAGATAGAAATGACCCAGGTTTATTAAGAAATATAAAAATACACAATAAACAACCAGTTGAAATGTTTTCTGCTTTACTTAATAATACAGCTACAGATGCTGTCAAAACATTTATACCTTATGCAGAGCGTATAGAAAACGGTCTTGAACGACATACTTTATATCCTACTGCAAAACAATTTCACGAAATACTAGAAGATTTAGGTATTGATGTAGATACAAAATTTAGAAAAGAAAATCGTAAAAAGTTATTAGAACAAGCATACGATGAATTTATAAATATTGTAAATACAACTGAAAGTATAGAAGATATAGAACAAAGACCAGGCAAGTTGCAAAAAGTATTTAGTAATTTATTTGCTGCACACACAGATGGAAAAGTAATACCTAATTTTGATTATCAGTTATTTTCTAATGTTGAAAGATTTAAAGACCAAGGTTTTTTATTAGGAAGAAAAGCAAGATTAAGTGAAGCATCTGCAAAAGAAAAAGCTGTTATATTTTTACATGAGATATTGTATGACCCATCAGTAAATAATAACTTTCAAAATATAGAAAAAATACTTGCAAGCATAGTTGCTGAAAGCAAGTTAGATGTAAATTACTATGACAAAGAAGGATATAACTTTGATATATTTGGTAAATCAAATTACAACGACGTTAATGCAAATAAAGCGTGGTTAGCAGATACATTTGTTAATAGTGTTAAAGGAAAAAAAGCATTAATAGAAAACCTTAACCCTGAATTTGGTAGTTTACTATATCCAAATAAAGCAACATATAGTAAATACGCAGACACAATTAAAGATGTACCTGAAAATGTTAAATCATTAATACATACATACGCAGAAAACTTTGGTATAGATTGGATGGCAGACAACGATAACTTTAAACAAGTTATGGATGCTATACAAAAAGAAGACCCTGCTGCATTTGCAAAAATAAATAAATATTATAATTCCGTAGAATTTAGAGATAGTGTTAAAAACAGACGAGAGTTATTTAAGTTTAAACCTACTAACTGGCAAGATAAAACAAATGTTTATGTGTATAGACAAGTACAAAACTATCTATCATCACATCCTAACTTAGACAAAACTAAATTTACAGATGAAGTAATTAGGTCAGGTATAAATTTTGATGGCACTATAGACGACACAAGTAGATTGTTTAGTTTACTCGAAGAGTTAAGAGATGTAAGTCCTGAATTTATATTGGCACTTGAAGGTAAGATATCAAGCATTATGACTAATGCACAAGAGGCAGTGCAAGTAACACAAAACGCTTTTCAAGGATTAGATGCAAAAGTCATACCTGCACTTATGAACAAGAAACATAATGTTGCAAGTTTAGGACAAATGATGGTAGCTGCACAACAAGTATTAACAAATCACACACATGCCACACTGCTAGATGTAGAAGGTATATTTTTTAATTTACAAAAAAATCCAAATGCAAATCTTATAAAAGCTGTTAACTTTAGTCCATTTGATATATACAGCGATATGTTTATACCTGATGGACAACTTATAGGTCAAGGATATCCTGATTTAGAGTACGGAATTGGTAGCGAAAAATTTGATTTTTCGGAAGTACAGTACTTAGACCCACTAGATGTACCTGAAGACAGAAAATTTACTTTATTTGGAATTATAGATGATTTAATGATGAACAAAGTACGTATTGCAGAAGATGCTAAATATCCTGTAATACTTGATGATGAATTTGCAGTCTTAGACAGAAACACAATTATTGATGAAATGTTATCAGAACTACAAAAAGTTATAGCAGACCCTGCGATGAGAGAAGATTTTGTTAAATTAGTAGTTAGCAGTTATGGTGATACCCTTCCACCTATTGTAGAACAATGGTACAACAAAGAAAGTTTAAAAAGTCATAGAAATAGTACATTAAGATTTCCTAAAAAATTTAGTGAAAAATATTATGGGGATGTAGACGCTGTAAGACATGGTGACAAGTTTAGTACAATGGCAGAGTTTCCTAACGGAGAAAAAATAAACGTTAAATTTCCTGGCATGACAACTACTTATAGTTCACAATTTAATTTTTTAAATGATACAGTAAACGGACAAGACTTTACTAACCATGTATTTATTAGTGCTGCTAAAGAATTATTTGCACAAGGTTACGAAGATATAGCAACAAGTTTGCTTGACATAGAAGATGTTGAAGTAGATATATGGAGACAGTTTGATGATGATGTACTAAAAGAATTAAAAAAGATACTTATAACAGAACTTGACAGAGGCGATGGTGGAGAGATTGCTATGATTACTACAACAACTGGTGGCGAAAGTCCTACAGTTGCAACTAAAAACACATTAAGAACTGCATCATTTGACACACTAGGACATGCTGTATTAGAAGGACAAGGTGCTAGAGCCGAATTAATGATAGCTCAAGACAATATGAAAGTAGTAGATTTTAAAAAATGGACACCTATTACTAGAAACAATGCTTTAGGTAATTCAATATTATTTATACCTAATCAAGGAGAAAAAGTTATAAATGGTGCTTTGCAACAATTACAAGACCCATTAAATCCTCCTAACATTATTAATTTAACCGAACAACCACAGTCAGGATTAGGTGTAAAACTACAAGAAGTTGTGGGAACTGCTGAAACAGGAGAAGAGTTTGTGCCTGAGTATCCATTTAATTGGTTAGATAGAGGTGCAACAAATAGAAACATACATCCTGTAAACGGTAAATATCAAATAGGAAAACATGTTTCAGCACATGCTAATACTTTGATAGAAGGCAGAACACCTACACAAATACCTATTGAATTATTACCAACTGGTTTAAGCGATGAAGTGGTTAGTCAATATTTAAAAAATAAAGATGTTAACAACATAGATGATGTTGTAGATAAAAAGAATTTTGTCATACAGACAATGCAAAAAGCAGCTAAAGATATCCAAAATTTTCTTAAAGGAAGTGAAGATAGTGCAGATGTATCAGTGGCATATATAAAAGTTGATGAGCTTTTAAAATTTGTTGAAGATAACAGGGCATATAGAGAAGCACAAGGCAGAACATTGGGTTTAGGAAACATAAATAATATAGCACAAAACATTATTAAGAATGGTTTTAAACAACCTGATATTGGTTTAGGTCAAACGGTATCAGGATATACTTCAAGTTTTACAAATTTATTAAAAGATTTACCAGTAGTAAGATTTAATCCAAACAATAACGCTATATTGTTACAAGAAGGTAATCACAGAGTTCAAGCAATGAAAATGTTAGGCATTGATTATATTCCAGTGTTTTTTCAGTTAGACCCACAAACTTTAGAAGGCCGTGCTGCTAATAAATTCTCACCATTAGGTGCTTTAGGTACAAACGAAGATGTTACTGTCAGAACTTCAGGTGGTACGCAACAAGCAGGGTCATATTATGACGAATTTATACGAAACAATGCTAATTGGAAAAGATTAGCTAAATATATACACGACCCTGAAATAAATAAAAATATGTTTACACCATTGTCAACAGTTTCAGATTATACGCTACATCCTAATTACGGAAGTCTTGCAATGTATCAAAACTTGTATCTAACTAATGAAGTGCAACTAAGACAATACAGTTTTTTAGAACCTTATTCAATAGATAAAGCAACGAAAATGGAAAGAGCTATAAACAACAATATGAAATATTTTCGTGACACTGCTACTACAGCTTTTGAAAATTTAGACGTAGCTGTAGAAGGTATAAAACAATGGTTTATGAAGCATGGTACAAGACAAGACAAAGAAGCAGTACAGGAATTTGCTAGACTGCATCCAACAAAACAAGATTTAGCAGCGTATTTTAATACAATACAAAACGTGGAAGACCCTCAAAACATAGGTATTACTGACATTACCTCGCAAAAATTAAACATGGAACTTAGTAAATATGAAACAAAATTTAAAACAAGTAAAGAAAATACATTGTTAACACCGTCTGTTAGTGGTGAGTATAGAAATGAAGCATTGTTGCCTGTACAAGATATTGACATAGAACTTACAACTAAAGGACAAATGAAAGTAAAGCAAGTTGTTAACAGTCATCACAGTGTATTTAAAAAAGAAGCAGACATGACTACAAAATTTTTAGAACAAAATAAAGATATGCTTGGTCCAGGAAACATAGTATTACCAACTGAAGAATTAGAGTACGTAAATATAAATCCACAAAAACTAGAAATAGTAGGTATTAATGCTGCAAATGATATACACAGTGCAACATTTGATGACTTGTTACAAGTTACTGTAGATGAAGGCCTTATGTCTATGGAAGATGCAGTAGCTTATAAAACTGCACAGTCTAAATCAAGAGTACAAAACTTATTTAAGACAGCAATGACTAAAAGTAAGTTTCACAAAAATAGATTAGCTTATGGATTTAACACAATGGCTGTCTATGGATATACAAAATTAAGACAGGGTGCTGCAGCAGTAGCAGATGATTTTAAATTTAACACAGTTAAAGGACAACAGTTAAGTGCATTTAATACTACTAAAACAGCAAAAGGTTTAAAGACTGCAGGTAGAGTAGCAGGACAAGTATTAGATATATTCTTAATTCCTGCAGAAATACTTTCATTAGCTACAAATACTATTAAATATTATGATGACCCTGACTTTGGTGCAGCTACAGGATTAGGTAAGTATGGTATTGGTCCTAAAGAGATATTTCAAGAATTATTACCAGGTGATATAGGACAAGAAGATAAATTTAGAAATAATAATGCAGCTACAGCATTAGTTAAAGGTGGTATAAATGGTTTAGCATGGTTAGCAATGAATACTGCGTATAGAGACCTTAGAAATAATCCTGAAGAGTTTTCTCCAATGGTACAACCTGCAGATTATAACCCTGAAACTCATGGTAAAAATTTAAGACAATTATATTTTGGATTTGAATTTAATCCACGTGGTATCTTAGATAATCTTGGTGGAGAAAAAACATTTATAGAAAAGAAAAAACAACCTTTCTTACAAAATACAATTTACTCATTAGTAAGAGGACTAGGTCCTAACGGTGGTCTAGGTCCATTAGTAGAAGATGGTAAATATATAGGTGATGACAAATTAGGAGAACGTAAAACAGATTTGTATGAAAAGATAGGTAATTTTGTTAATATGGAAGAAGACAATGGCTAGCGAAACAAGTAACGAATTATCTTATGTGCCTAATGGTGGTCGTATCATTGCTATTAAAGACAGTGCATACAATCCATCGACAGGTAAATTAGAAGAAAATACTGGTACTACACAGTATTACTTAGTGTATGATATGCCAGGTTCAGGCGTAAACATGGGTTGGGCTGTTACTGCAGAGACATTAGATGATGAAGGATTACCTAGTGTATATTTTTCAGGTACAGATAAAAAGTTATCTATAGCTGAAACGTATAACTCACGTAAAGATTTTATTACTGCTACAGATGGTAACTGGGCTGAATGGGGTACAACAGAAGAACTTACAGATTTTGAAGAGACACATCCTTTTGAGAAATGGAAAAGAGATATAGACTTAGCAGCAGAAGTACAACCATGGTTAAAAGACCCTGAAGTATTACAAGTATATTTTAATGCATACGCTGAAGGTAGAACACCTGAAACATGGGAGTTAGCTAATACTACATGGTATCAAACACACAGTAGTACAGAACGTAATTGGTTATCACTATTTAATTCAGACCCTAAGACTGCGTCTATGTTACGTGAAGACCAAAGAGCGTTAGTTAAAAGTATTGCAGGACAATATGGTATATCAGAAAATGTATCTAACTGGATGGCAGATAGATTAACTACTGGTATATGGAGTGAAACAAAATTAAAAAACCAGTTAACAGCAATGGTTGACCCTTATGCAAACATAAAACTAGATGACAGTTTAAAAAATTATATGACATCACAAAAATTTAGTACACCTAAATATATTCGTAAGTATGAGGATGAGGTAAAAGATTTAATATATGATGGTCTTGGTCCTGCATTTGCTAAGGGATTTACTTCTAATGATGTTAAGAAGTGGGCAGGAGAGTTTCGTAATGACCCTGAAAATGCAAGAGTGAGACTTAATGAGTACATAAGCAATCAGATGCAAGTAGTGTTTGGAGATAAATACCCACCTAACTATACATACAAAGAGATTGCAGCACCTTGGAAAAACTATACGTATGGATTACTAGGTGGTTACATGGATGAACGTGACCCTGCATTTATAGAAATACTACAAAAGAACGACAGTGTAGAAGCTAGTAAAATTGCAAAGCAATATGGTTTAGAAAAAGGTTATAAAAAAGTTATGAATGATTTTGAAAATGCCATGGTTAATGGTATGGGTATTAAAAAAGTCGGATTACAGGTAGGTTAGTATGGCAACATGGTGGCAAATATTAGGGTACGAAAGTGCAGACGAAGCTGATAAAGAATTAGCTAGTGGTGCTATATCAAGTGCTGAATTACAAAGAGCTAAAGATGAAGCGTTTCAACAATCAAGTGAAACTACTGCACCTGCCACTTCTAATGCTGATTATTGGCAACAATATGCTGAACGTCAAAAAGCTATATATGAAAGTACACAGGGTGCAGGAGAAGAAGTTACTGAAGTTATTACTGAACCTACTGAAGAAGGTGGAGATACTTTATATATAGTTGTAGGAAGTCCACCTAATTACACTATTGCTGCAGTTAATCCTGGTGATGCAAACTACTCATCAGGTATGACACAACAAGCAGCACAAGATACTGCAAATACACTAAATGCAAATTATCAACCTCCAAGTAGTAATGATGATACAGTTACTGATGACAGTGGAGAGAGTGACCCAAATTTTTTTGACGTAGATGCTAGATATAATGCTGAATACATTGCACCTGAATTAAATTATCAAAGTGTTTTTGCAGAAATAGCAATACGATATCCTTATTTTCCTGATGATGTGTTAAATGAGTACGCAAAAAACTGGGTAGAGAGTGGCGATGATGCAGTAGCATTAGCTAAGACTGAAGCCTCTTCTGTTTTTAAAGCAGCATTTCCTGGCATTAGAAGAGAAGATGGGACTATGAGATACACTGTAGGCGAGTATCTAGGTGTTAAAGAAGATATGCGTGTACAGGTAGCAGAGTATGGACTTAATCCTGAAATATTTGAAACACAGTTTAATCAACTTATTGAAGGAGATGTATCTCCTGCAGAGTTAGCTAGAAGATTACAAGTAGTACAATCAGAAATAGGTAGTAACATACCTGCAGTACAACAGGCATTTGCTGCACAGTTTGGTGTACCAATATCAGCAGAAGCTATATTAGCAGCAGTAGTTAGCCCTGAAATAGAAGAAGGATTGTTACAAGGAACTATAACTGCAGCACAAGTACAAGGTGAAGCTATAGCTGCAGGATTTATGACATCATTTGCTAGGTCACGTGCATTAGCTAGAGCAGGCTTAACTCAACAACAAGCAGCACAAACATATCAGTTTGGTCGTCAAGCTAGAGAATTAGCAGCAAGAGCAGGCCGTGAGTTTATTCTTGCAGACGTAGAAGAGGCAGCTATAGGAGACACAATGGCTGCTAGAAGAATACAAAATATAATATCAGAAGTAGAAAGCCAGTCATCTGCACAACTTGGTGCAGCACGTACACAGCTTGGTGCTGTTATTGGTTTGACAGAAGCCTAATAAGTAGTAGTATTTACTTGGATATCTTTATTCATGGTGTCCTCCTTTCTGTCCCCTTATCTTAGTTGGTGAGGGGTATTCCTTGACACCACTATATATAGTGGTATGCTTATGGTAAGTCGTTGCGTGGTCCGACAATAGACCTGCACTCTGACACAAGCTACGGTGTGTGTTAAGTATTTCAATTCCGTATGTAAGGCATTGCGAGAAGGCAATAGAATTCGTAATGTTATGTTTTAATTTCTATTCCCACCCCACATTATTCCGACGTAGTGTGTGTATTGGTGTTCAAAGTCGAGATACGAGGTAAAAATTATGGAAGAATTAGATAACAATATAGAAGAAGTACAAGATGAAAGTACTGACGGTTCAGGTCCTAAAGGATTGCGTGATGAGAATAAGCGTCTAAAGGAAGAACTTAAAGAATATAAAGCTGCTGCATTAAGTAGCACTATTAATTCATTAGGTTTAAATCCTGTAGTAGCTAAGGCAGTCACAAAATTATATGATGGTAAGCCTGATGTTGAAAGTATAAAAGCATTTATTAAAGACGAATTTGGTGAGATTGTAGAAGAAAATACTCCTGCAGTAGAACCAAATGCAGGATTTACTGATGCGTCTGCGAGAGTAGATAAGCTAAGTACATCTGCTGTATCTGATAATCCACAATCTTTTAACGAACAATTAGCAGAAATTATTAACAACGGTTCACCTAGACAGTCAATCGCTGCAAAACTTTATGCTATGGAACAAACTAAACAACAAAAGTAAAATTAGGAGATAATTTAAAATGGCAAATATTTCGTTAACAAACAATACGTTATATGCACAAAATATCAATAACTTTACTGGCGAATTGTTTAAAGTTGGTGGTCAAAGAACACCTTTCACATCTGCTGTTGGTGGTATCAGTGGTGGTGGCAAAGTTATTCAATCTACATTTTGGCAATTCCAGGTAGAAGATAACGCTGTCATTACCTCAGAACCAACAAAAGGACAAGAAGGTTCTACACCTACAGAATATCTTGGAAGAGATAGAGCAGCATATACTTATGCAACTCAAATTTTCCATAAAGGTGTACAAATGACTTACACAGCTTTAGCATCCACACAAAATCAAAATCCTTTGACACTTAGTGCTAACATTGTTAACCAATCCGATGGAGATGGTACAACAACTGCAGGTGGTGCATTAGGATTTTTTGGTGGTAGTCCAGTAACTGATGAGTTTGCTTTCCAAATGGAAAAAGCAATGGAAAAACTAGCAAGAGAAGTTGAGTGGTTTGCATTCAACGGAACTTATTCTGACGGTGCTAATGTAACACCTGGTTCAGGTACACGTGAAATGCGTGGTATTTCTGAATGGTGTTCATTAAACGCTAACGCTGACAATGCTACTGCACCAGTTGCAACAGGTGGTAACATCTATTACAACGACAGTGCAGGAGACGGTTCAGGTGCTGCAAGAGTTCTTTCATGGGACGCTATTGCAGGTGGTATGAAGAGATTGTATGATGCTCATGCACCTCTTACTAACCCTGTTCTCATTGTTAATCCAAAGCAACTCTTAGACCTCAATAAAGAGTTATTAAATAACTCATTGAGTGGAACACTAGCAGCTATCTTACCAAGAGATAGAAATGTTGGTGGTGTCGATATTGACACAGTTGTAACACCATTCGGTTCATTAGGTATGATGGTAGTTGACCCTAACATCCTTCCTGCTGACGAAGCATTCATCTTAGACTTGGCTTACATTAACCCAGTCTTTACAAATATCCCTGGATACGGAACAGTATTCGTAAGAGATATTGACCAAGATGCAAATGCAAGAATTGGTAAAGCAATTTATATGGAGATGGGATTTGAATTTGGTCCTCCTTCATACCACTTGAAATTTATTGATGCTGATAGTGCATAAATAAAAAATTAAGTAATCAAGATTAGGGTGGAACTCCACCTCCACCCTTTTCTTGTGCTATAGTTTAAATTATGAGTTTACAAAAAATAGTAACAATAGACGTATCAGAAGATGCAAGTAATTCAACCAGTGTAAAGGCTGAAGGATTGCTATTATCAGGCATTAAGTTTCCTGCAACAATGACAGGAACTACTATTACATTCGACCATTCAGAAGACAATACTGCATGGGCAGACGTAAAAGAAACAGATGGAACTGATGTTAGCTATACCGTATCAGCAGGAGATGTTGTAAGAGTTGACCCTAGTGGTTGGGCTTTTGCATCAGAAGGTTGGTTAAGAATTACATCTGATGGTACTGAAGTAGCCGATAGAGAAATAAAATTATTCTTTAGAAGAAGTTAGGAGAGCCAATGAGTACAACTATTGGTGACCTAGTTGATAGGACATTTAGAGAATATCTTGAACCTATGGATGACATTGTTAGTTATACAACACTAACTACTGCCATTAATGATACAGATACAGAAGTAGTATTTAATGGTAACCTGTTATCCGTAGAAGAAGAAGATGCACTTGATGCAGGTACAATTATAGAAATAGGTCAAGAACTTATGATATGTACTGACCTTAATGCAGTTGCAAATACAATAACAGTTACACGTGCAGCTAGAGGAACAACTGCTGCTTCACATTCTATAGGAGATTTAATAAAAATATCACCTGTATTCCCACGTAAAAATGTATTTGATGCTGTATGTGACCAAATTAAAAACTTGTTTCCTACATTATTTGCAGTAGAAACTTTAACTGTATCTACATCTGATGGTTATACATTATTAGGAACTTACGACACACCAGGTACACATAATTATTTAGTGTCAGTATTAAAGGCTATATCTCAATATACAGATTTTACAGCAGGTGCAGATACAACAACTACATTGTTTTCACCTGTACAGGTAGAAATAGTACAGTTACCTAATCCATTTACATACACAGATGATACAGGAACTGAAAGAACAATTACTTACACTTCAGGACCTAATCAAGTTATGGCGTTACAGTTTTATAATATTAATCAAGGTCACACTGCATACGTTACATTCAAAAAAAAGTTTGTTGAACCTACTGCAGAGACAGATACATTAACAACCGTTGGCTTAGAAGATGAATACGAACCTATTATTATGGCAGGTGTTGCTGCACAAATGATGTCAGGTAGAGACATACCTACTGCAACTGCAGACTACATATCAGACCAAATGTCAATACAAAACTTTCCAACAGGTTCAGCAGCAAGTATCAGAAATTCATTGTTAAGATATCAACAAGTATTATTAAACCAAGCAAGAAAGTATTTAAAAGCTAAATATCCTGATGCTGTAGTAATAAATGGTGTTAATTCAGGTATACAATAATGCCTCGTGTAGCTACCACAATCAATATATCTAACCCAAAAAGATATGGGTATGATGTAAGAATAGATGAAATACTACTTCGTTCTGCTGTTGGTCCTGGTAGAGAGATGCAGATACAATCATCTGATGTACAAGAAGGTCAGATAAATGTTAAACAAAACCCTGAAGATTTTACATCTAACTTAGGTCGTATCTATTCAAGAAATAACTTTACAGGTGGACAAGGATTAGATACAGCACATAGAGCTAATGGTACTCCTAAAGATACAACAAGATTTTTTGATAGCAAAGGTGTAGATGTATTTCATGGAGATGATGAAACTTCTTATCATGTCCATTTACTACATACTATGGAAAGTAAAGGTTTAACTTTTACAGGTACAGAACAATATGTTATTAGAACAACAAATGGCAATCTTTATGTTAGTGATGTTCAGACAATATATTTAAGTACAGAT